AACGTATGTCATGAGTGCTGCAAAGATGAGCAGCATAATGAACAGGTAGCGCCTTCTCTCAGCTTCCTCTTCCTGCCGTTTCTTCTCTTTCAATGCCATGCGCATCATGATAATTTCCTTCAAGTCCTTAGAAAATCTCATCCAGAGCACACCCTTTCTGTCCCAAGAATATCAGTCTTTGACCATGATGTCAAGGTTGATAATGGCCACTATCCGTCTGCAACGTTCTCCTTTGTACCGGAAGATTACAGCAGGAATCATCGCGTCATACTGGATTTCGCTCACGGGTTTTTGAACAGTCGGATTGGTGCCACGAATGCGCACCCAAACCTTACCATCGTCGATACTCTTTTGGTCAATGCCACAAATATCATGCATCACTTATTACACCTCCTCCCGTATCAAATATCGCGCAGAGATATACAAGAACTGTTTCAAAGGCATTGCCTGCCGAGGAGTATCACCCAACACCTCGTAATAAAGCGGCCCATGCGTCTGCTTCCGAATCACTGCATAGTCTACCGCCCGACGAAGAAGTCTGTCCATCGCAATGGCGCTCGTGTGATACTTCACGCACAGCTTTCGGTTAATGTCCACAACGGTTGGCGATTCGTTGTTCTGCAGAGCGTTTTTGAGAATATCGATAGCATCGATGAGAGCATCAAAACCGCTCATCCATACAGGCACGCCTATGGTATCTACAAATTCATACGTAGTCATCATGAACTTATCTCCTTAGGCTTTCATAATAGCATTTGCTGCATGCACCAGATACAGGGTACCATCAATCGTGATTTGCAACTGATCGCCTTCGTAATCGGTCCAGTTATCCACTTTTCCTTCAATAATAGTCCCATCAGGCAGCTTAATCTGTGCCCAGGAATAGGTATAGACAGTATCGAACGCTCGATAGTTGCCGCAACTGCAAAAAACCAAGCAGCTGATAAGCATCATACAACATACAGCAACACAAACAATACGATTTCTCATAGTTATTCAACCTCGCTTTCAGTTCTTGTACAATCATCTTTCGGCCAGTACGTGTAAATATCATCGAACACCACCGGGATCTTGCTCTGCAGCTCCTTCAGCAACGGGCACATCAGCTCCCGCATCTGAGGATGGGCCGCCACAGGAGTACGCAGCTTGAAGATGTTGCGCCACTCACGGTAGTTGGCCGTCACCACGATCTCACTCTTCAGGCACAGCGGCAACACGCAGCGAGCCTGTTCGGGACGGAGATGCAGATCGTATATCATGTGTAAGTATTGTTTTTCTGCCGTGTTGCAAGCCATGACCCAGCTTATAAACTCCTCAGAACTATCCTGCATCCAAAAAGGCTGCATGACAGCAATTTCCCCGCCAAACTTCTCCTTCGAGTAGTTGCAGTACCGGGTGCTCTCCTGTGCAAAGCTCGCAATTCGATGCCGCACCAGCTCGTTAGCCACACCACGGTCGCACGTAAACAGCACGCTCAGCTGAGAATGCTCAAGCATGGCCTCATGCCCTTGCTTCACCAGAAAGCCCACCAGCTTCTTCGCTGACTCCCCATCCGGCGTGATCTTATCCTCGCTCTTGTAGCAGACCCGGGCCACCCTCTCGATCTGCTGGAGCTCCTTGATGCCACCCTCAGAAATATCAGTGAGGATTTCGTACTTAGGTTCAACGATTTTCATTTCACATAGTCCTTTCTATAGTTATTTCTCATGGATTGACGAATAGACTTGGAAATATCATTTGCCAACGTTGGGATGATAAATCCGAGATGAGCCATTTGTTTGTGGTCGCAGGAGTTTACTTTTAGACATTTCCGGCATTTAGGAGCAAGTATGGTAATCGTTCCAAAGTCTTCACTCATACGAAGTCCTCCAAAATATCGTTTAGAATCATGTCGATTACTTCGTTCAGAAAAGCCACCAGACGATACGGCCATGGCTCTTTTTTCTGATGTCGCATGGCGGGCGAAGAATGCCCGTCTTCATTTCGTCTTGAAAGTTCAGATTGGGGATAATTGTTTACAAGGCACCATGCACGCGCTTCATTTAATGTACAAACGCCGTTATTAAAGTGCCAAACAACATCATCAATTGTCCTGCAATTCTCCAAAGTGATCCAGTCATGACATTCATAATCCCAAGTTCTAAGCGGATAATTCGTATTCTTCACTGAAGCATACGGGATATCATCCGCGTACAGTATCACAACATCCTCATTTCGTTCAATTCCGAGGTATCCGAATTGCCGTATAGCTTCTACAGCTTTCTTGTAAGATACTCTTCCGTCATCCATCTACGCCACCTCACACAACGGTCCACATGAATCGCATGAGCAACATGGTGAGCGATATCGTCAATGCAATACCACACCCAATCAGAACTAGACATGCCAGCTGTCCAGCATAAAAGCACATCTTCTTGAAAAATTCGTCCATATTAGATTTCCTGCCTTTCATATCCGATAAAGTCAGCTACACCGATGTCGCCGTTATCACAGTTATGCTGTGCGTACAATTTCGGAACCAGTGCCATTCGTTCAGATATGTACTTTGGGGTTCCATTCGCACGCCTTATAAACTCGTTCATGTCCTTGCCCGCAGCAGCTCTTCCATGTGTCGTCACCGGGCAGAACTCCTTACCGCACTTCCTACATCGGTAAATCTGGTTATACAGATCCGTGCTCATGCAATAGCCCTCCTCACAGCGTCCACCCGGCACTCTGCAGCGTTCAGCTCAAAAATAGCAGCAGTTACAAATTCCGGGTCGCAGTTGTCAAAGTGGTTCCGAGCCACTTCCAAATCCCGCAAAGCCTCCCGCAGGGTGTTAACCGTTGTCGGAATCGGCTCCATGCGGAATATCTTTTTGACATACTCAGCGATTTTTCGCAGCATTTCTACCCCTCCACATCTTTGTGACCTGACGAGCCGTGAGCCAGCCCTCAACATCATCATGGCCAAGTAGCTGCGCACCAATCACCTCGATAAGCCCCTGCTCAAAGCCATAGGAACCCCAACTCCAAACGCCATCCCAGATACGATTTCCAGCAGCATCATATGCAATAATTTGCTCACCACCATCGTGTCGTCCGCCCGGAAGATACTCCTGATAGTCCGGTCTGTCCATCTCTGGCCAACGACGTCCATAAGTATGCGGAACCTTAGCGTGCTTCAGCAGAATATCCAGCTTCTGCATCTCGGTCATGTAGCTCCGAACTCGGAGTTTCCAGGTTTTCTTTGACATATTTCTCATTGAAGCTTCTCCTTGTCCATCCATGAATACAAGCATGCGTCATGGTATCGACTCAGCATCGCTATTTCGGTAATATCAGATGCGCTTTTATATTTCTTATCCTTCAGCATCTGAAGCTGAGCTTCCACCTTTACGATTTCATTTCTCAGTTCATCTGTACATACTTTTGTGGCATACATTTTTAGTCCTCCAATGTACTCGGCCTTATAGCTCCTCCATAAGCAGCTCAAGTTTTTCCAACGGCATCTCGCTGTATTTTTTCCAGATTACCTTATATTTGCATTTCCCAAGTAATGTACAAATCTTTTTCAAAATACTTTGTCTATGGTTGTTATCTTCTTCAAGGCAAGCCAACTGTGCTTGGTCGATTACAGCATCCATAAAGTGGATCATTTCGAGCTGGGTTTCTTCCAACGGCATTTTTTGCATCCGTTCTAATGCACCAGTCATCATCGCTTGAAACTCCATACCTGTTTCTCCTTTTATTTTCGAGCTTCCTCAAACTTCACAGGTTTGACAGTGCCCTCTCGTGCACACTCCGTCAGGCACTCGTTGCAGGGCTCGTCTGTCTCCAGTACCTTGAAGTTCTTGCACTTCGGGCAGTAGGTTGCATAGTCCACTTCGCG